ATAGAAAGGGTGCTGTTGGCTTGGGCTTGGTCGATGCGTTTAGCGTCTGCGGATTCGGCAACGAATTTTTGACCTAGAAGTTTTGTAATGCCCAGGGAGGACATCTGGCCTTCCAAGGATTGAAGTTCGTTCATTTGGGCGTCAAAACTCGTCGCGTCTGCTTGGACGTAATACGCCTTGTTGCCTGGTTGCATCGCAATGGCATAATTCACTCCCATTGAGGCAGTGCCGGTAGTGTCGTCCCAGCCTTCAAGCACTAGGGTTGGCATCGCTGCAATGTGTAGCGCGTGGATTAGGTCGGCTTGGCGTTGGTAATGGGTGATGTTTAAGTTGGCGATGTCTAAAAGGGGTGGTTGGGAGCGCAGCATTCCACGGCGGTTGCTATAGATGGGTACGAGGGGGATTTCGTCCAAGCTGTAACGACCCTCTTGCTCGAATTCGACAAGTTCTTGCCCCAGGGTGTAAAGGTCGTATCTACCGGGGTAGATCACGCGCATTTGCTCGATTTGCTCCTCGCCAAACTCGTTTAGTGGGCGGGTTGTGTACTCATGGATTCGCACTTGGGTGAGGGGACTCCCAGGCATGGTGGATTCTTGGCGCCAGCCCCAAATTTGTGGGGCGTCGACATGGATGAAGTATGGGCGACGTCCCAGGGCGCGTTCTTCGGCAAGATTTCGGGCGCTACTACCGGCGGGGTAATCCACAAGGATGGCACTATGGCCGTAAGTAAGGCTGCTAACCAGGGCGCGGCGTGCGTACTCATTTAAATCGGAACCAAGACCGTCGATATTCTCGCTTAACTCTTTCCAGTAGTCGTCCCCGTCGATTTGGATCGGCTTGCGTAGGATCGAACCAGCGGCGGTTTCGATTAGACGGCTGGTGTAGGGGGATAGGACTGAGCGGTTTACGCGGGTTTCGTAGGCGTCGTCGTCCTCGCGGGGTTCTTGGGGGAGGAAGGTTTCGCTTAGGTCGCGGATGTAGGACGTGCCACGGGTGACGGCAGCCATAATCTGCCAGTCTTCCATCATTGCGATGACGTCCAGACTGCGGACGAACGGTGACTCGCTAACTACAGCACTTGTAGGGGGAGTGCTTCCGCTGTAAACCACATTAAACTCCTACGTTGTACCTATTCTGCCACGTCTAGTAAAATAGGAGTCGCGTAGATGTTAAGTGGGTTAAGGATTAGCGGTGATGGTCCAGCCTTTAAGATTCTGCAAATCGGGGGAAAGGACGCTCATACGCAGTGATTTCAGCAGGTCGTTTAGCACCAAGTAACTCACGGCTTACCAGCAATGCAAGACCGTCGGTAACACGTTGGTCATCAAGCGCTACGCGTTCTGCAGCGGTGAGTTCATCGAGTAGTGCTTTGATTTCATTATCGACAGAAGCAGCAAGAACATTTGCATATTCAGTTGGAGTGAAGCGTGCAAAGAATCCAGCACTTGTAACGACACCATAAGAATTGGCATCAGCAAAGCGGTGGCCGTCTTTGGTTAGAAGCCATTCAGCGTAGGCTTCAGGGGTCATGCCAGCAGAATTGGCGGCAAAGATCAACCCGTCAATAACGCGGGTGTTGGTCAGAGTAAGAGAAAGAGTGTCCATGAGTAGATCGGTAGAGGAGCTTGAAGAGGATGTCATCAGCCGATCCTCCAATCAGTGCCATCAGAATAAACAGGCACTGTCCCTGCTGTACTTGCAGAGCCAGAACCAGTTACAGCAGAAGCAAATGTTGTGGCAGTTGCATCAGAAACAAAGCCGCGAGTACCAGCGCCAACAGTTGCAGCAGCAGGAAGAGCGCTAACAAGAACGGGAGTTTGCTTGACGTAACCAGTACCAGTGAAGCCTTTGGTGATCTTTACGACGCCAGAGGAGTCGCGGGCTAAGGCAACGTCTGGATCTGTATTTGCAAACAGATTAGATGACCAACCAAGATACCCGGACCCGTTCAACCAAAACTGAGTACCCCTAATAAGAGCGCCGTAAGAACTATTATTATTTACAGCAGAAGAGTTATTTCCTATTAGTGCTAATCCGGCATTTATTGAGAGTCCATGTTGAATAAAATTGTTACCGTTTAAGCCGGTCCCAATTCCAAGATAACCAGCGGTTGTAATAAACGCTTTACTCGTCCCACCCCGCTGCAAATCCAGCAGGTTGCTACCAGTAGCACTTGCAGTGTCGGTTACATTCAGCTTTAACCCAGTAAAGACTGTCGAACCATCGTTCCAATCAGGGTCAACAGTAAAATCACTACTAGCAGCAAGACCACCAGCCCCATCATTATATTGAATTTGGTTTGCAGCACCAGCAGCTGTTGCACCAGCAGAACCAGGCACCCATTCACTATTAACACTGTCGTAAACAAGTGCTTCACCATTAGTTGGTGGACTTGTCGTAAGGTCTACATCAGTAAGACCACCAAGTGTGGTTGCACCACCACCAGCAGGTCCGACAAGTGAAGTTCCTGAGCCCCAAGCACCAGCAGTGCGTGGGCCAAAAATCTCATTACTTGTAGTGTTGATATAAAAGTCACCATCAGTACCAGTCACATTGTCTGTAGGGTCGACCGTACCGTTGAGGATGGTTTGACCGTCAGCACCGTCGGCACCGTCAGCACCGTCAGCACCGTCTGCGCCTGTTGCGCCTGTTGCGCCTGTAGGACCCGTTGGGCCAGCAAGGGTGCCGATGCTATCCCAGGCAGCACCATCCCACACGTAGAAGATCCCTGTATCTTCTGCCTGATAAACGTCACCAGTCGTTGCGCCACCAGGCAATGCCGCTTGATTCGCAACAGTGCCGAGAAGATTTAGAGCGGTATAGTTGGCGACTTGATCAAGGTCAAGATTGCCGGTAAAAGGGTTGAACTTGTATGCCATGGTTAGCTCTTAGCAACGCTGACCAGGTTTCCGCTGCTGTATGTAAGTGTAAGTGTGGCGACGGTCGTTCCAGAGGCACCGCCGAGTTTGAAAATGACGTCTTGGCTGCCGGTGGCTGGGGTGGCTGCAGGGTCGAATTCGATGTAGTCGTGGCCGGGTACTTCGAGGCCTTGGACGACTGAGGTTGAATATGTGCCGTCGGGGTTCTGGATTAAACCGCTATGTGTGCGTGCGGTTGTAGGCATCGCTCAAGCCGCAATGGAACAATCTATTGACATTCTAGCTAGTAAATTTTGTCGCGATGCTCAATCATCATCGTCGTCGTCCGAATCAATTAAGACTTCTATCCCTGATGCCAGTCGGGTCATTAACGCACCAAATTTTATAGGGTCTTGGGGTGTGGGGAAGACAAAAGAGGCTTCGGTGGTGCGGGTATCGGCTTCTACTTCGAGGTGGGTGCAGAAACCTTGGACGATACGGGTTCCCATTACTTCTTGGGTTTGCGCTTTTTGGCTGTTGAAGCGGATTTTTTGAACGCTCCAGCGGTTGGGGCGCCTTTTGATCCGGGCTTGCGCATGGATTCGCCGCTGCCCTCTTTGATGCGCTTACGTTTGGCGTGGATATTGGCGTAAAGTCCGCGTTTTTTAGGCATGGCTTCGACGCTAACTAGGTTGATTCTACTTTTTGCTGGACTTTTTGGTTTTGCTGCTGCCTTTTACTTTGCGCATGTAACCCTCGCAGCGTTTTTGGGCGTTACTTTTGCCGCTCTTGGGTTTTTTGTCTTTGTCGTAGTGGCCTGGCATGTTGGTCGTTCCAGTTAGTAGACACGATAGTTGGTTTTGCCGATGTTTTCTGGTTTGGCGAGGTTAAAGGTTTGGAGGCATAGGTAACCGAAGGCGTCGAATGCGTGGTCGACACCCAGGTTTTTGTTGGGTAGGGACGTTCCAGGGGTGTAGGTGAGGGTGCGGAGGGATTTGATGAGTTCGCGGCAGCGGGGGTGGATTTTGCAGCGGCGGATTCCGTTGGCGTCGTAGAGGGCGGTGTTGACGGCGGTGATCTTGTCGCGGATTTTCCAGGGGTTGCGGGGGCTTGAGACGCTGAAGCCGGATTTGCGGAGGATGCTGTGGTCGGTGGCGCCGATGCCGGCGGTTTTGCGGGCGCCGCCGGTGGGGTCGGGGCAGGCGACAATGCGGCGTTCCAGGCCGTAGCGGTTGATGACTTCTTCGGTGAAGTCCCAGGTGGTGGCGCCGCCGGTCATGATGATTTCGTCGAATACCCAGAGTTCGTTGCCTTTTTTGACGGCGCAGATGCCGCT